GAGACAAGGTCGTCACGATCGATGGCCCCGACATAGCGATTTCTGTTGGGCTGTCCATGGTTGCTTTCATGTAGTCGCTGTATCGTGCGGCATATGGTGCGCTCAAGTTCGCAATGTATAGGATGCCAATGTTTTCTTTGCTCTCCCTAGCAATCTCTGGAGAAACCTTAAAGGAAAAATCTGACGGGATGTTGACCGACCTGGATATAGAGTTTACGTTGGCAAAAGTAATTCCGCAAACATCGTAGGTAAAGCTGGTAATTTCGACTTTTCTGCCATATCCATTCTCACCCACGTAAGTTCTGGAACCTGATAGCTCTTTGTTTATTGGTGCGGAAGTATAAAAATTTCCATTAATCCGAACCGATCCACTACCGTGTGAAACTATGCGGATTCTCATAGTTTCTGTGTCAGCATCGTATTTCGGCAACATCATAGGTTTCGACGGAGAAAATGCCAGTACACTCGATCCCGTCAGCTGCCCGTACAAGCGAGCATCTTTCACGAATTCAATACGATCCGCGAATGCCTTCGAACTCTCAAACTCATCTTTCTCTAGCTTGATCGAACTGAGAAGCCGTGAAATTTCGACGCAGCTGTGGCCTCGATAGTTGGCTGGCAGGGATTCTACGCTTGCATCGAAAGGCGCCACGTCGTAAGAACTGTAGCTTGGTGCCTTCTTTTCCTGCTGTTTAACCTGCTGCTTTTTAGCGCTAGTTTTTGATTTTGGGGCTTCTTGCGCCTGCAGGTGTGCATGGAAGCTACTCAAAAATGCGATTGCAAAAAATGCTTTTTTCATTATGTGTTTTTGAGCAATAAGATTATTAGTGTTTCTAGTTTGGAATTTTTGTATCGAAATTAATCGCCATTAAATTCTATCCCCTTCACGCCTCACGACTCTGCCGATAATAATGCACTCACCGTTTCTGCACATCTTACGGTGGAATTTTCTCTGGTCAGCATTATCGGAGGTTAGCCACCATTCGCCAATGTCACGCGAGAGCCGTTTAACCACAACCTCTCCCTCATAATTTACTGCAAAAACCACACCGTCAGCTGGTTTGTTGTCATCCGTATTGAGGATGACAACATCATCTTCGTGCAATGCCGGCTCCATACTTTCGCCTTTAACTTTTATGGCGATTAGCTTTTCTGGGTTGTATCTATGCTTCGCCACCCATTTTGGGTCCAGTGCAATAGTCCCGCCATCTTCAAATTCCGGCTCTGTTTTAAATCCCGTCATTCCAGCGGACAGGCGAAGTTTTACTTTTCTAATGAGGATGAACTCGTTGTCATGTAGCGCCTTGACTTCGACCTTGAGTGCGCCAGGAACGCCCGATGCTCCCGGCGACAGCGCCATCGGCCCCTCCCCAGTCTCAAGCCAAGTTGCCGAGCAACCCAAAATACTTTGAGCATTGATCAGCCCCGCCTTCGAGATCCCTCGCGCCTCCCAGTTATTTATCACTTGCGAAGAAACGTTTAAGGCGCGCGCGACCTCGGCCTGGCTTTCAATGCCCTTGAGAGTCTTTGCAGCCTCGTAAAGTCGTGTCATCTGTATATGCATGCCTAATTTTCTCGTTAACTAAACAAAATGTGTTACACAGAATGTTGATTTTTGTTTGACTTGTTTATAAACATGGTGTTTAATACGTTATCGAAAGCAAACACAGGAGTACGACATGTCCCCAGCAGAGCTCGCAGCACTCGAAGCGGTCCTCATCGCCCATGGCGAAGTGATCCCGGCAATCGCAATCCCAGCGCGCGGCTAATCGCCATGAGCGCCCGCGACCACGATGCCGCCCAGCTGCAGGCTGAGCTGGCCCAGGCCACAGCCGCAGCGCCGGCCCCGCGCTTTCACTTCGACGTGACGATTCGCTTCACGGACGGCACGTACCGCAACAAGGTCCGGGCCCGCAACAAAAGTGTGGCGCATGCCATGGCCCTGACGGATGCACGCATGGCCTCGCCCTGCAACACCTTCTACGGCAAAGAGCTAGGCCACCTGGTCGAGCTGGCCAAACAAGATCAGCGGTCGCCCGCGCCGTAGTTCAAGGCGGGACAGGCCGGCGGGCCGGATAAATGCCCTGTGGGATCAGCATGCCCCGATTGATCTTCGTGAGGATCAGGCGCCCGGGGAAGCCCGGCGCCACAACCAACCTTGAAGGAAATACAGCATGTCGCATTTCAAAGAAAACCAGAAAGTGAACGTCAAGGGCACCAAAACCGACCCGGCGGCGCGCCCCGGCAAGTTCGTGAAGACGCATCCGGGCGTACGCGGCGACTTCCTGGAAGTGCTGCTGGACGGCTCGACGCAAAGCCAGCGCTTCCGCCCTTCGCAGGTGACGGCAGCCTGATTTTAAGCACGGGCTAGGCGCCCTGGCCCGTCTCGCCGGCGTAACCGGCGGCCAAGACATGACCATCGAATCTGCCGGGGTGATTGCCGAGCAGGTACGGCCAGATTAATCACCTGGTGTCGGCGTCCCATGAGGGATTCTCGATGGTCATGTGTTGGCGGCCCACAAGCCCCAGGAATCACACGCCCGACGGATTGACCGGGTCGCCAAAAGCCAATTAACCAGAGGAGCAGGACATGAGCTACATGATCACCATCCGCACCGGCCCGCGCGCCGAAGATATCGCGCAATTCGCCGCCATCGGCAACTTGGCCGCGCTGATTGATGCCGCCTACGACGGCGGCGCCCTCGGCGTGACTGCGATGGTGCGGCCATGATCGCCCTCTTCCACCGCCTCCTGGCCGCCCACCGCCACTACCAAGCACAGCACCAGCACCGCATGAACAAGATGCGCCTGGCCGGCGTGCGCCGCGAGCTGGCCGGGCTCGAAGAAATGCGCAAGGAACTGATCACCGCGCAGATCGAAGCGCTGATCGACCTGGATGCATCCGCCGCGCGCGTGCAGCGCCTGGGCCGCGCCCACCGGGAGGCGCAGTGGACGTCGTCAGCCAAGCCGTGATCGACGTGGCCAGCCAGGCCCTGCGCAACTGGCATGCCGGCCACGCCATCGTCTACGCCGTCCGCCTGGCGCTGTTGAAGGCGGAAATTATAAAACTCTCAAGGAAAAAGTCATGAACGAAGTAATCGAAATGCCGCGCCGCGAGAGCGCCGGCCTGATTGCCGCCGAAGTGCACCGCTACTCGCTGGCCGAGATTCGCGAGCGCGTCAACCTGGTCCAGGAGGTGATGCGCGGGATCATGAAGCTCAACACCCACTACGGGACGATCCCCGGCACGCCGAAGCCGACTCTGTACAAGCCAGGCGCAGAAGTGCTGTGCGTGACCTTCCGCATCGCCCCGATCTATCGCATCCTCGATCTCAGCACCGACTTGGTTGCACGCTTCCGCGTTACTTGCATCGGCCAGCATCAGGTATCCGACATCATGTTGGGCGAAGGCGTCGGTGAATGCTCCTCCGCCGAAGAGAAGTACAAGTGGCGCGCAGCCGTGTGCGCCGAGGAATTCGATTTAACACCCGAGACGATGCGCCGTCTGAAATTTGCGAAGTACAACGGCAGTGTCCAGAAGAAAGTTCAAGTACGTACCGAGGCGGCCGATCTGTCAAATACGGTCCTGAAAATGGCATGCAAGCGCGCCATGATCGCCATGACCTTAAACGTCACAGCAGCATCCGACATTTTCACGCAGGACATCGAAGACTTGCCGGAAGAATTGCGCGTCCAGGACGCCGGCGACCCAGCAATGTCACCTTTGGCGCTTGAGTGGGTGGCCAAGGCCAACGCTGCGCCAACCGCTGATGACCTGGCAGCTGTATGGAAGGCTGGCGTCAAGGCGATCAACGAGGCCAAGGATGCGGTTGCATCGAACGCCTTCAAGGCGGCTGTAACGGAACGCGGAACGGCACTGACTGCCGCGCAGCCTGCGCCCAAAGCAGAGGAGCCAGAACCACAACCGCTGTCCACTGCTGCGGCCGAAATACTCGCCGACATGGAAGTGCTCGCCGACGACGGTGCCGAGGTCTTCGCTGCAAGCTGGGCCAGCCTGTCGAAATCCACGCAGAACATGCTCGCCGGTCACTACGACGGCCTGATGGCGCGCGCTCAGAAAACAGGAGGGGCAACATGAGATTCATTGCCTGCGCCCAAGGCACGCCGGATTGGCACCAGGCCCGCGCCGGCGTAATCACGGCGTCCTGCTACGCCGACGCTGTGTCCAAGCTGTCTCGTACATCCGGCAAACGCAAGGCCGGCGATCCGTCCATCGCGTCGGATAAATATGCCGCAGACCTGGCCATCGAGCGCATCAGCGGCAAACCGTACGGTGCACCAGTCAAGGCCTGGGTGCTGGATCGCGGCCACGAAATGGAGCGCCTGGCACGCATGGCGTACGAGGCACGTACCGAGTCCATGGTCACAGAGGCGGGCCTCGTGCTGACGGATGACGGCTTGTTCGGCTATTCGACGGACGGTTTTGTGGGCAATGACGGCCTGATCGAGATCAAGGCGCCAATCGACAGCGTGAAGATCGTCGAGATCCTGGAGACAGGCGACCTGACTGAATACATGCACCAAATGCAGGGCGGCATGTGGATCACGGCTCGCAAGTGGTGCGATTTCATCATGTACGTGCCCGACTTGGCCAACGCCGGTAGCGACCTGTACATCAAGCGCGTGATGCGCGACGACAACTTTATTGACGCAATGGTGCTGGACCTGGCCGCTTTCGCGCGCCGCGTATCGGACCGCGAAATTCTTTTCAAACTCAAGGAGGCAGCATGATCACCGAAACCACCCAGGCCACGCCGGCCAGCACCGCCCTCACCTTGCCGCAGCGCGCGGCCGTCGCGCTGGGCGCCGTGGACTACGAGGCAAAGATCAAGGAACAGGTTGCGGCCTCGACCGATATCACCGCCGTCATTGATCCCGCCGGGCGCGAGCAGGCACACCGCATCGGAATGAACCTGCTGAAACTGCGCACCGGCATCAAGGCCGTCGGCGAGGCCGCACGGAAAGACGCGACCGACTTCAGCAAGGCGGTGATTGCCAAGGAAAAAGACCTGATTGCACTGATCACGCCAGAAGAAAATCGCGTGTTCGAGCTGCGCGACGCCTACGACAACAAGGTCGAGGCTGAAAAGCAAGCTGCGATTGCGAAGGAGCGCGAACGCATTTCTGCGATCCAGGCTGACATTGCGGCAATCCATGATGCGCCGCTGGAACTGGTGGGCAAGTCCGCTGCCGATATTCAGGCGGCTGCAGCTACCGTGGCTGCCATCGTCGTGAATAAGGAGCGCTTTGCCGAATTCGAGAAGGATGCTGCCAAGGTCGTTGCCGAAGTGAGCGCCAAGCTGGCCAGCCTGCATGCCGCAGCAGTGGCGAACGAAGAAGAAGCCGCCCGCATTGCCGCCGAGCGCGNNCGCGCCGAACTGGCGCAGCTGCGCGAAGCGGCTGCCGAGGCCCGGCGCATCGCCCAGGTGGAAGCTGAGCGTATCGCTGCCGAACGCCAAGCCGAAGACGACCGCCGCGCGACGCTGGTGGCCGAGCAGGAAGCCGAGGCGCTGCGCCAACGCGAGGCCCAGGCCGCTGAATTGAAAAAGCAGGCAGACGCCCAAGCGGAGCAGAACCGGCTGGAGCAAGCGGAAATCGCACGCCAGCGCCAGGAACTGCTGGACATGCAAACCGCTGCAGCAGAAGCCGCACGGCTGGCCCAGGTCGACGCCAACCGATTGGCCAATGAAGCAGTGCAAGCCGAACAAGCCGCACAGCTCGCCGTGGCGCGCGCTGCCGAGCAAGCCGCCCAGTTTGCTGCGCCTGCCCCCTCCGCCCCTATCGGTATCCGCCGCGCGCCCGCCGCCATCGCGCCGGCCCCGAGCCGCCCAGCGCCAGCACCTGACCTGCTCGACGCCGCGGCCGATGACCTCTACCCATCCGACAGCGACATCCTCGATGT